GTTGAATTCTGAAGTCTCCGGGGATCCGGATGATCGAGCATAACCAGTGTCATAGCGCACCCCGAACGGGGTAGAAGCTTTGAGACAATACTGGTTTCGCATCAATTTCAGTAGGTCTGAAGTGCAGTCCTTGCGAAAGCCATAAATGGCTATACGTCTTTCGAACTCGCGCCCCAGGGCGTCAACATTCCCATCCATACGGCTGAAGTCAGTGTTATCAACCCAATTTGAATGGCAGCAGATAGCAGCAACTCGCTCTGCAATTTCTTGCGGCGATTTGCTAAAAGCATACCACTCCTTGGTCTTGATGTAATCTTTCAGCGCGTACATAAACCGCGAGTACTGGAGTTTGTCGCTCCCGTTAATCGTGGTAATCATACGTGGGTCAGTCACAGATGGATAAGCCTCTTTCTTCACGAAATTCTTCGCTCGTGAGGTTGGCTCCTCATAATGAGCAGCATCCAATATGCGACGTTGTGCGGGTCTGTCCTGCCTGGCATAAACCTCCGCGACCGATACCGGGCCGAGGAAATGTTTCCTTCCAGCGAATAACTGCTCAACAAATTCATCCATGCAATCCGACACGAAATTCGATAACTCGGGTTGAATGGGTTTCTTGAGCTTTGTCACTCGTTCGGTGGCAGCCCTGTGGTCATTGCCGTAGCATTGATCAGGGGCAAAGCCACCGTGTAGGAGAGGAAGCATGAAGGCTACCATGCCAGGTTTGGCATCAGCGTCCGGATCTCTGTCTGGAGCAACCCATTGGAACCGTCGTACAGCATCAGTCAAGGTGCTGACGACAGGTCCCGTCTTGGGTTGGTTGCGGGTATGGTACTCATGGAGCACCTCGCATCCGAGGTGGACAGTCTCGGAGTAACCGCCCCCGTCGCGTTCCATAACACCTTTGACACAACTTACAGTCATGACAGACTTGCTCGTTCGGTTGGTACACGCCAATGCGTCATCAGCAGCACAGCTGATTTTCGCCTGTGTGTAACCACCAGCAAGCCCGGTACACTGGTAAATGCCTGTATCGGTGTTTATACGCAACCTGCTGAACATCCCATCATTCACACGTAAGATGTCTAGGCTTGGCGCGTACAGGTGTCTCGCAGCAAAATTTGCTGGTAAAACACCACGGTAGCGACGGAGCGGGGCGAGAAGAATCACTTGATGATCCTCATCGATTCGACGTCGTTCAAGAGAAAACATGGCCACTTGATTGATCAAACCATGCCAACCACGTTGGAAAACCATAAGAGAG